TTGATCTACCTGAAGGATCAATACAAGTTATATCCAAAATGACTGACATGCCAAAACTCGATAAGGCAAAATATTTGATCCCTATAACTTATGGCAATATTTCAAACTACACAACTATGCAGTTTACTAGGTCTGGTGCGGCATATCCTCAAGGATTCAAACAAAATCCAGAGAAGTATGCCGTTACATTCTGGACTAGAAATGGACAATAATAATGGCGAGATTAGGTCTAAAATTAACACAGTCAGTAGCAACGATAGAAAAGCTAGCATTAAATGCTTTAGTTGGAGAGATCAACGCTCATTTTGCTTCTTCTATGAAGAACATACTAGACCCTGTTCGTCAGGCGGTTAGAGCAGCTTTAAGAACATCCAACACTGTTAGTGAGCTCTCTAGTGGATCTAAACTGAGAGGCGCATTAGGTATTCCCAAAGGTCAGGATGTAGTTACCCCAATTATAGAAGCGGTTGCCGATTCTACATTTATAGATCCTAAAAAAATTAAGCTTACAGGGAAAAGATTTTCTGGAGGCTTTTCTGTTAATGTTCAACCTGATAATTTTATTAACTTACTAAATGGATCTCTTGGTTTTACTGTTACGGAAAAAGGAGCTAGACTCCCTTGGTTAAGTTGGCTTTTGACTAGAGGTTCTTCAGTAATTGTTGCGGACTTTGGTGTTCGCTATAAAACCGGCACAGGTAGAAGTGGAAGCGCAACTATGTCAAAAGGAACTGCACCTTTTATGGTTGATCCCGTTCACTCCGGTACACTCAGCGACAATTTTGTTTCAAGAGCTTTAGAAGAAAATGCTAATGAAATAGTCAAAGTTATTATGAGGGCCTTATAATGCCAGAAGATTACAAATCACTGAAAGGTGTTCTTAACACGCAAGATGTTAGTTTTTCTAATAATCTACTAGAGAACTTTATTGTTTTTTATGATTGGGGCTTTACGGACGCCGGAGCCTTTTATAATATAGACATTCCTGAATCTGGACTCTACGGCGGAGATAAGCATAAATTAAGAGCTGTTGATGATCCCAATTATAATGATGGCCAAGTTTGGGAGGGTTATAGAAGTAACTGGGTCTGGGAAACTGGTGTAGCAAACACAGAGCAGCCTACTAGAATTTCTGGTGTGTTCATTGGCGGAACCTTTAGAGCGACCGGCAATATTCAACAGCCATTTCATGTAAATTATCCCGATGGTAGAGTGGTTTTAGATACTGCTATTGCTACAACCTCTGAAGTAAAGTTAGAGTACTCCCATAAGTGGATCAATGTAATTCCAGCTGAAGGTGTGCCTTGGTTCAGAGAAATACAACAAGGCTCAATGAGGCTTGATAACGACACCTTTACTCAATTTGGTTCTGGTGATTGGGCGCAGCTTGGTCAAACTAGAGTTCAAATGCCTGCGGTTGCTATTGATGTTGTTGGAGGCAAGTCTTTAGGTGGTTTCCAGCTTGGTGGCGGGCAAAATGTTAATTCAGACATTATGTTCTATGTGATAACAGAAAATCATTGGGAATGTACAAACATTATGGATCAAATTGTTTCTCAGAATGACAGAACATTATGGCTATTTGATTCTAACAAAATTGCTGTCTCCGGTGTTTATCCATTCAATTATAGGGGTGAAATAAACGAAAATGCTTTGCCTAGCGGATTATATCCGCAGCTAGTAGACAACCACAGAAATAAAAGATGCTATATTAATAACAGTGAAGGTCAGGGTGTTACTCAACTTTCTCCAGACTTATATATGGGTGTTGTTAGATGTTCTACAGAAATTACTAACGCAATCTAGCATTTTTTCTTATTTTTTGTGTATATATCTATAACCAAGCCAGAGATAGATACAATATATACGTATATTTAACAAGGAGTTAATTATGGCAAATAATAGAATTTTCTATGCATGCCAAGCGGTTGCTATTTGTAATATGGGCTTCCCACCTTCTGCAGGCGCAAGTGCAAATGTCGCCTTTGCAAAGGGTGTGCAGTCAGTCGGTATTACAACCAACTTCACGCTAGAGCAAGCCTTTGAGCTGGGCCAAGTAGAAATCTACGAAAACTCAGAAGATATTGCTGATGTCGAAGTGACTATTGAAAAGCTAATTGATGGGGAAAAACTTCTTTACCTATCTGCAGTAGGTAATATTGGTAAGACCAATGTAGTTTCTGCTTCAGCTAACCAGTGTGATGTTTATTTAGCAATTTACGCAGACACCGTTTCATCTACAAGTGGTGGAACACCTACAAAGGTTGTTATGGCTTCTGGGCTGTATGTGAGTTCGGTCTCATATACTTATCCAGTTGATGGTAATGCTACAGAATCTGTAACGCTTGTTGGTAATGATAAATACTGGTCAGGATTTACTGCCGGTGTTGGAGGTCCAGCAAACCCAGCTACTTCATTCGGTAATCCAGCAACTAACCTTGATGGTTCCGATACACCAGCATCTGGTATTGTTAGAAGAAACAATGTTGATGTTGCTGGCTCAACGCTTCCTGCAGAAGTAGTTACACAGGGTACTTCATCTAGTAGACACATCCAAAATATTAGCGTTAGTGCTGACTTTGGTCGTGAAAACATTTTGGAATTGGGTCGATTCGGGCCTTATTACAAGTATGCCACATTCCCGTTTGAAGTTACTTCAGAATTTGAAGTTATTGCTACGGAAGGTGACTTGATTAATGTGTCAGGTACTTCAGAAAACTTGACAGCCAGAAGTATTGTTATTAAAGATACTGCAGGTACTGTTATTGATTTAGGAAGTAAAAACAAGCTTACTTCAGTTTCTTATTCTGGTGGTGACACTGGTGGTGGAAACGCAACAGTTTCGTTCTCTTACTCTACTTTCAATGATTTGAAAGTTAATGGTGGTGGAACTTACTGGTAATGTTCTGCGCGATAGTCGATTAAAACATATAATGTATTAGGACATTTTCGGCAAGCGTAAATTGGTTTAGGATTTTAAGGATGGAATGATGTCGAGTATCGAGATCGAAAAAACTTTATATAGAATTATACAAGGTCGTTTGCGCTACAAGGTGCATGACGGCCTTGTTCTATATATACATGAACCTACGCCAGAACTTCTCTTTGAGTCATATGAAGTATATGATGATGCATATGAGAGAGCGTATACGAGTGGCGTTTTTGTTAAGCAAGAAATTCTTCCACTGCTTCTAGAAAATGATTACTGGACACCTCTTGACGACAAAGAGGCTGAAAACCTACAGAAAGAAATAGAAGAAAAAAAGCTAGAGTGCTTTAAAAATTTTATACATAAAAAACAACTCGCTGTTTTAAAAAGACAGTTAGATATTCTAGAAAAAAAATGGTACAAGGCTTCATCTAAGAAGAACTCCCTAGAAAATATAACTTGCACAGGTGCCGCAGCTTACACAAGGTCAGTGTTCATAATAGAAAAATCTACAAAAACAGAAGATGGCTCTCCTTACGATTGGAAAGAAGTACCTGTTTCAACGGCGGCAAGCTTCTATAAAAACAACACAATTCCTGAAAAGACACTGAGAAAAATAGCTCGTAGTGAACCTTGGAGAGGAATGTGGAATGGAGGAAAAGGTACAGAATTATTTGGTATCCCATTCTCTCAGATCACAGCGATACAGTCCCGCCTTTGCTCTTACTCAAGAATGTATGATGGTGTTTTTGAACATCCAGAATCTCCAAACGAGAAACTGATAGATGACGACGTTTGTCTTGATGGCTGGTTTATATATCAAAAAAGAAAGAGAGAAAAGGAAAAGAAACAAAGTGAAATTGACGGCATGATATCTAATGATAAGATACGAAATGCAGATGAAATATACATCATGGCGAAAGATAAAGATGATGCCGCACAGATACAAAGTATAAATGATCCTACAGCTAGGAATGTTGCCAGAGAAAGAGAAAGAAAAATAGACCAGTTAGGAGAGGAGGGAAAACTAAGAGAGTCAGATTTACCTGATCAAAAACGTAGAATTCAACAAGAAAGAAATAAAATGTTTGTAGAAAGTAGAAAGGGCCGTTAGGCTTATTTAATTTAAAGGAATAAAGATGGATGATTATAACAGTTTGTTAAAAACATCTCTTGACCTAAAAAGAAAGAGAGATGACAAATACAAAGAAATATCAAAAGATCGCCTGTTTAAAATTGCGAAGAAGAAGATTCAGACAACGATGATAGGAGCTTTAGATAGTATAGAAAAACACTTTGGTTTTTTGTGGGAAGTAGAAGGAGAATTGACTCCTGAACAAACACAATTGAGGGGTATTTTTGAAGAAGCTCGCGCTGAGATTTTAGATCGAGGAAACACACAGATCAGAAATCTAGAAGCGGAACTTACACACTATGATATTTCGTGGAAAAGATATAAACTTACTTTACCTATGGTAGAAAAGAAAGAAGAAGAAGGAGAAAAAGATGGTTAAAAAAGACGATGATTTTATTGAAGTTATCAGTGAGGACAAAGAAGGTGCTGAAGTAAAGGTTTTTGTTAAAAAGCCAAGCACAAAAGAATACAGAGACTCACAAATTGAGTATAATAAGTCATTTCGTGCAGCTCTTGAAAGCGGTGCAGTTTTAAAGAAAAGACTCAACGAATATATGAGAGAGCAAGGAATCTGGGACGATGAGAAAGAATCCCAAGAGCAAAAGCTCCTTAATGAAATGACAGCCTGTGAAAGCCAACTCAAAAAGGGTGGTATCCCTCTTGCGGAAGCCAAAGAGGTTGCGTTAAAGCTTCGTGCTTTGCGTGTAGACTTTAGAGGACTAGTAGCAGAAAGAACGGTCTTAGATGGCAATACTGTAGAAGGTCAAGCAGACAATGCTAGGTTTAATTCATTATGTACCTTGTGTATTTATAATCAAGATAAAAGAACCTTGGCGTTCGATGGTTTGGAAGACTACGATAAAAAGGGTGATCAGCCTTGGGCAGTAAAAGCCGCTGGTGAGCTTGCCTCTGCTCTTTATTCACTAGATCCAGATTATGATAATACCTTAGCGGAAAACAAATTCTTGAAAGCTTATAACTTTGCTAATAAAGAAAACCAACTTGTAAACGCTGATGGTCACCCAGTCTTCTTGGATGTTAAGGAAAATAAAGAATACTTAATTAATGAAGATGGTAGATTTGTTGCTTATCGTACAGATGAAGGATATAAAAATCAAGACCCAGAAGATGCCTATCTTGTAAACAAAGAAGGTCTTGAGGTTACTGAAGATGGCGATCTAGTTGATGGCTTCTCTCCATTCTTAGATGATTCTGGAAAACCAGTTCCAGTTCCAGAAAAAGCTGAAGATTCTACAGAAGAGAATGAAGAAGAAGTAGCTGAAGAAGTAGAAAATACACCAAAAAAACGAGGTAGACCAAAAAAGACGGAGGAAGTCTCATAATTTTGTGTATATAATCTTGGACAGTCTTAAAGGGGTAGTATGAATGCTTAGGCATTATGCTGCCCTTTTTTTATTATAAACACCGCGCGAGAACAAAGATGGCAGGCAAGTTTAATTTAACAGCACAATTACAGCTACAAGCGCCTACTAATGTTAGGCAAGTAGCCAACCAAATACAGGCACAGCTTAGCAACGTTGTTATTAGCCCTAAGTTTAATACACAGTCTTTGGCTAATTATCAAAAACAGTTAACAAACGTCGCTAACTCAGCTGCAAATGTTGGCAAAAACTTAAACACAGCTAGTAGGTCAGCTAATAGTCTAGGTGCAGCTTTAGGAGCTGCCGCTAGGCGTTTTGCGTCTATTACTTTAGCTACAGGATTTTTCTTAGGTTTAGTAAGAGGTATTTCTGATGCTGTTGGTAGAGCGGTCGAGTTTGAAAGAGAGCTACTTAAGATTAGTCAGGTTACTGGCAAAACTTCTGGAGAACTTAGGGGCTTAACTAAAGAGGTTACTAGGCTTGCAACAGGCTTAGGTGTTTCTTCTAGTGAGTTATTAAATACAGCAAGAACTTTGAGTCAGGCGGGTTTTTCTGCACAGAAAACCAAAGCGGCTTTGGAGATATTGGCTAGAACTGATCTTGCTGCAACCTTTGAAAATCTAAAAGCTACAACGGAAGGTGCAATCGCTTTATTGAGGCAGTTTAGAACTGAGGCTAAAGCTGCGGGTGGTGATATAAAATTCTTGGAACAATCTTTAGATGCAATTAATGCTGTGTCTAAGAACTTCGCTGTTGAGGCAGGAGACTTGATTGCAGTTATTCGTAGAACTGGGGGTGTGTTTGAAGCTGCTGGTGGTAAGTTAAATGAATTGATTGCGCTGTTCACTTCTGTTCGTGGTACTACTCGTGAAACGGCGGAAACAATTGCTACTGGTTTTAGAACCATCTTTACTCGTATTCAGAGAACAGAAACTGTAGATCAACTTAGAGAATTAGGTATTGAGTTAAGAAATGCCAA